TTCTGATTGAGATTAATCCGAGTGTTGTTCTGAGAAATGTCATGGTTGAGTTTAGTAATCTCTTTTGATAGTTTATTAAAGTGACGTTCTCGGTTTTGCTCTTTTTTGATGGTCTCTTCAAGGTCTTCGTAACCCTTCTTAAGTTCCTTCGCCTTAGTTTGAACGTCATTAATTCTATTTAATCTGAACGATTCTTCTATAGGTTGGGTACATGTAGGGCATGATACATTATCAGTAAAGAACTTATGTTCCTTGGTAAGGGTTGATACTTTATTGGATATTTTACCTTTCAAATTGTTAAGAGTTGCTAACTTCTCACCTGATCCTATTAGTTTATTTTGCTCTTCAGTGCGGTCTATTACACTTTGTTCTATACCTTGATTATCCAAGACATACTGGTCTGACTCAGAAATTAGTGTATCAATATTACTCTTATTTTTGTCTATATTTTGTTTCCCCATGTCCTCAAGTTCAGTAATAAACTTCTGTTGCATGTTCATTTTATCTTTTATATTATCTCTTTTCAAATCTAAAGAATTGATACTACCTTTCTTTTGACGTATCTTATCTTTGATTAGATTATTCATTGCTGAGAAAATACGTATATCTAACAGATC